GTCATAGCCCACCAGGAGTGATCCTGCGGGGCCAAGAGCCGCCCAGATCACGCAGGTTGTGACCTCTGACGGTATGAACCAAAAGGAGGTGTGAAAAACCGACGGGATATTCACCGACCAAGCCACCCGGGTGGTGTCTTTGACCATGAGACCGTCGCCGTATCGGCCGGCGGCATAGGCGACGCCTGCCGCCTGGCTCGAGACTGGATTTCCTAGCCCTGCGGTAGAACCGTTCAGACGCCATCCGTAGACTTCGCCGGCTTGCAGTGCATCTTCCCGGGCGATTTGAAACCGCGCATCCACGTTAGCAATCGCGCCGTCATAGGCCCACTGGCGCCTGGCAGCATCGCTGCTCCAGGGGAAATTCGCCTCCAGCCATGTGGTCCGGTCATCAACCGAGGCCCCGAGGCTATTGAGCAGCGTGTTCTGGGCTCGGATGGGTGAAACAAGGTCCACCTCAAAGAGGTACTCAGCCGTCTGGGCACCGGTGCTCATACGCAGGGCGTTTCGACCGTTGACCGAGACGACAGAAGCGAAGTGCTTGGTGCCGGGAAATCCCAGCGCCTGCTCATCGCGCGCCAGGATCAAATTGGCGTTCTGCGGCTGGGCAACTACGGTCGAGACAAAGGTCGGCGTGTCGCTGTAGATGCCTGGGGACGCAATCGCCTTGATCCAAAACTTGCGCTCTCCGTCAAACCCTGAGGGCAGCGTGTAGCTGGTGGACTTGACCTCAGCCACAAAGAGCGAGGCATCCCAGGCCGCGCCCTCACGAAGCTCATACCCGACAACTTCAGGCTCTGGGTTGGGCTGCCACCGGAATTCCAGCCGGTTTGCCGACTGCACCACATCGAACTGACGCACGGTCGAGGGCGCTTGTAGGCTCAGCACAAAGGTTGTGACGTGGGCGCTGTAATTGCCCGAAGTGTCGTAGGCCCGAATGTGATACGGGTAAAGGCCAGCCGCGCTCTGGTCGTGGACCATCTGCGTGCCCGCGGTCTTGGCCACCAACTGGCCGTTATCCCAGCCAGTTCCTACACGGACCTCGTAGCCCGAAAGGTCTGCATCTTGGAGTTCATCCCAAGAAATCAGTAGATCGGAGACTCGGCGCTGGACCGAAAAGCCCATGACATCCGACGGCGGCAGGGTCTTTCCCAGAACCGTTGTGCTCAGTGTCGCAGGAACACTCTCCTTGCGCGTGATCCCGATCGCACGCAGGCTGAATTCATACGCGCCTTCTTGCGCATCCCGGATTTCGACGTAGTTGGCACTGGTGAGCGGAAGGCTCACGAAGTTGCCGCCTGCCACTCGGTAGGACAGTCGGTAAGCGACTGCGGTCTGCACCTCGTTCCAGGACACCTGAACCAGCACCTGGGCCTGGTCTTTGACCCGGTACAAGCTCTCCTGCATGGAGAGCCCAGTCGGTGCTGGTGGCATATCCGACAGGACGGTGATCGAGCGGGGCTGCAAAGCCAGCCCCTTTTCAATCGCATCGAACTTGCTCGGGTTGTGAGCGAGTGCGGTGACCTCGTGCACCCCAGGATCCCGCTCGGCGACCGCAACCACCCGAAAGAGTTGCGGTTCGATGATGGACGAGGAAAGCACCCAAATGGCGCCAGCCTGCGGCACCGCACTGAAGGGGATCGTCACCGTCAGGGCTCGACCCGAAATCGGACCTACCAGCCGCTCCTCAACCACCCCAGTGGGCAGAATCACCGATAGCCGCCATGGGAGATCCGCTGGCAGGTCCTGATCCAAGGTGACCGTGCTGGCAGATGCCGCAGCGATCCGGCCCCCAAGGCGCATGCCCCCTCGAACTGGATCAGCAACCTTGATGATATCCCCCGGACGCACCACGGCCCCCTCCAGGCCCGTGCGGAAGGTGACGATCTCAGATTCCGACTGCTCGGAATACAAGAGCCACTTACCCACCCGGTGCGCCTGACCCCGAGAGGTGCATCCCAGGGCCACCACTTCGCTCTGCACGATGCCGTAGCGGGCGATGCCGGCGGCGTCCTCGACGTACTCCACCTTCTGGCGATAAAAGTCTTCGGGGTCGTTCCATGTGACCAAGGCCACCGTGTGCCGCGCCTTCGCCGAAGACCCCTGGTACGCAAATTCGCCGTCCACGACGTTGCTAGGGGCGAATTGGTAGACCGGATCGGCGGGCGCATCCTGCGTGACCGTGATCGCGCCACCGGACCAGTACACCATGCCCCGAAAGATCGAGGCCATGTCCTGCACGACCTTGTAGGCCTGCTCCCGCGTCTGGAGGTACAGGTTGCAGGTAAAGCGCGGCTCAAAACCGCCCAGCCCGTTGGGAACCAACTGGTCGCAGTATTGGGCTACCCGGTAAAGCGCCCACTTGTCGATCTGGGCCTCAGGGATGTAGCCACCCAAGCCGTAGCGGGTGCTGGTCACCAGGTCGTAAAAGCACCATGCAGGGTTATCGGTCCAGGCTATCTTGAAGGTGCCATTCCACACACCGCTGTAAGCGCGCGTGGCTGGGTCGTAGTTCACGGGAACACGAACCCGCAGCAGCTTCATGTCATAACTGCGCCGCGGGATGCTCGAGAACTGGGACGCATCGACCCGAAGCGCTACCAAGGCACTGTTGGGGTAGCGCAGCTTACTCTCGATGACCTCGGTGTAGGACTCCACAAAGGTCTTGTTCTGAATCGCACTTGAGGTCGAATCCGCCGTGATCCGGCGCACACGGATATCCCAGGGGCCATTGCCCGCGAGAGGCACGTAGTAGCTGCGCTGGTACTTGGTCGTGGTCTTGCCGGAGATCGTGTCGTTGATCATCTCCACGAACCCACCGCCGTTGACTTGGCGATCGATCGCAAAGTTCACCGCGCTGCCATTGAGATCGCCATTGGTCGTGTCCTGGTTGGTCAACTGCGGCACGCTCACCTTGACCCGAACGGCGTCCACATCCGGGTCGGTGATGGAGCGCACCACCGGCTGGCTCGCCTTGACCTCTACACCGACGACCACCTCGTTCTCCACGGACGAGAACCCGGGCACATAGCTTTGCTGCTGGCTGCCGTTACGGGTCTCCAGGGTGACGCCAGAGAAGTTAGTCGAGCCATCAGGGTTCTGAATCGGCGTGTCGTCCAGGTAGACCGATTGGAGGCCATCGACCAGCCCCTCGATCTCACCCTCGGAAATGAGGTCAACCACTCGCGCATAGGCTTTGGAACGCAGGCTGTCGGGGGCCTCTTGCGCCACACGGGCGCTTCCTCCTCCGCCTTTTCCGCCACCGCCCGCCCCAATGATGAGTTGGCTCATGCGGCGATCTCATCCACGTCAATGCCGGCGCTGATCACCGCCGAGCCCACTATCAATCGGCCGTAACCCACCGGCACGGGATGTCCCTGGGCGGTGGTGTTGACCGCACCATTGAAACTGTAGCTGGGCTTGTTTTCTGGGCGCTCAGAGGGCTCCGTGGCCTTGGGCGTTGGGGCAATCATCTGCGCCACGCCACCCAGAATCATGGCGGTGCCCACCGAGTAGAGCGTGGCCTGAGACAAAAACGCACCCGAAGCCGCCCAGCCCAGCGGGTTCCACCAGGCAACGGCCAACAGGGCTGCACCCAGCAAGATCTGACCGAGGCCATTGCCACCCGCACCAGAGACCACCGGTGCAATCGTGATGCGACTCTGTCCAGTCGGCTCATGCAGGCGGTCCAGCGACAATGCCTCACGGCCGGCCAGTACGCGGTACCCCACGCCGCGCTCGCCCGAGGCCACCAGTTCTCGTTCAAAGGCCGGGAAATTGGCCGCCAGCGCCCGAATGGCCTCGGCAGCCGACGAGATGGCCAGGCTATGCCTGCGGCCGAAGCGGCGCCCAAGTTCACCGAGAAGAATGATCGTGACCATGCCTGAGGATGTGTGTTGTGACTTTTTGCCAATAGCCGCCGTAGACATCTCGGCTCGAGAGACGCCCCTGCAAGTGATGAAGGATCAGCCCGTCTCCGAGATAGACCGCTGCGTGATTCGGTACAGGGGATGCCACCTGCATCAGGAAGCAATCCCCAACCTTTAGTTCGTCTGCATCCACCGGGAAGAAGCCAGCCAGGGCAAAGTTCTCCAGGTAGAGGTTCTCCCCGCGCTTCCACCAGTCGTCAAAGCGCGCGAAGTTGGGCAATTCCACCCCGCGCTCTGCTCGGAACCAGTCGCGCACCAGGGCGTAGCAGTCGAGCACGCCGTGAGACCATTCGCGGCCGACCAACGGGGCGACATAGCCCGACGGCTCGATACTTGCCCAGGCATTGCACGGAACACTCACGATGAGCCAAGGCAAGCCACTGGCCTCACACGCCACCCGGTCAGCCTGACTCGGCTCGGGCGGCAGACCGGGGTGGCTGTGCACCACGGCAACGATCTGGCCCTGCTCATCGGCTTTGGCGTAGTCCTCGGGGTGAATCACGAACTGATCGGTTCCCACCCCCAGGTTTCGGCACGGCCAGTAAACCTCCCGACCTTTTCGGATCACAAGCAGCCCGCACGACTCGCGCGGGTAGGCCTGCCGGGCGTGATCGAGCGCCAGGGCTTGGTTCTCAGGCAGCATCAACGAATCAGCCCCGCGGCCGGAAAGCCACCAAAGGGCAACTCAGCGCTCTGCCCAAACCGGGCCTTGCACGATGACAGACGTTTGCCGCAGACATCCAGGCTGCTTGAGCCAACCGCCTGGTCATTGGCATCTAGGTAGAACGTACCGGTGTAACCGCACTCTGCCCCACGGTAGCGCCAGGGGCACACGTTTTGAACGATCTGCCGACGAGGGAGTGTGACCCCCTCCAGATCAAACGATGCGGCCAACTCAAACTCGACCACATCCCGCGTTTCTCTGGACTTGCGGTCGACGTAGTACACGTCATCAGCGAATTCGGCCGAGGGGTCGGCTGTCGGATTGACACCACCCTCGAAGTTCACCGAATCGAGGTATTTCGCAAGCGTCCTCTTGCGCGTGATCTTGGCGCCCACCAGGTCCTGGTAGGTGAGCACCAGCGCCGTGATGGCGCCCGTGACATTGGCTACCCGCAGGCGCGGGCGAGGTACCTGGCCGTTGCCGTTGAATTCAAAGCCTTCAACCTCAATGGGAAATGCCTCGTAGGCGTTGCCTTGCCAGACAACCCGCTGCTGCAAGGCATTGGTTCCGGCATGAAAGCGAACCGGCCCCTGGCCAAACAGTGCCAGATCCAGCACAAAGAGTTCGATCACGCTGCTGGGCGCGAGCTTCTGGATTTCGGAGGTAATCGCAGCTACTGTCATGACAGATCAAACACCTGTTTGAAGGTGACCCGCACCGTTTCGACATTGGGCTCATCCACTGATCGGCTCCACTCCTCGCACACGAACTTGGCAACAGTGCCACCAGGCGGTGTCCAGTCAAAGGCCTGCACGGCACCCCGTGCACGCAAAAACGCATCGATTGCGGCCGCCTCGGTGCTGGTTCGCCCCCGAAACTCCAGCGACCAGACCTGGGGCTGTGTGTTGATGCCGAAGGCCAAACGCTGCTCGTAGCCATCTCCAAAGGCCACACGGCGCACGGTGGGCCGCATCGACAGGTTGGCCCCGATAGACGGAGTCCAGGTAAAGGTCGACACTTACAAAACCCTCCGGCTGTCAAGGAGGCCACCGGCGCGCTTTTGAGCAAGCAACTCCTGGCGTACCGCACTGGCTATCGCCCGACCAAGATCACGCCCACCCGGGTTGTCCCCACGACTGGATGAGCCTGCATCTGAGACGCTGACCGAGATGTTGAATATGTCCCCACCGGACGCGCCACCGCTCATCGTGACCGGAATGGATCGGCCGTCAGGCAGCGGCACATAGGCCTCGGGCTTGCTGCCCTCGCCAAAGAGAGCCAACTGTGGGGAGTTGGCAATGCCTCCGGAGGCGTAGGTGCGCAGCGCCATGGGGCCGGCTGATGTCATTACGCCCCCATCGGCAAACCCAAAGAAGCTGCTCATGGCCCGAGCCAAGGGCAGCGTAATCGCGCGCTGAATCTGGATGCGAATCAGGTCTGAAATGATGGAATTGGCAAGAGATCGGAAATCGAGCTTGCCTGTCATCACAAAGTTCACCAACGCATCGGTCATCCCGTTGAAGGCACGCACCGTGGCCGACTCCATCTGCTTGCCAATCTGCTCGGCCTCTTCAGCCACCATACGCAGCCCCTTGGCAAAACCAGCCTCTGGGTCCGCCAGTTCCTTAACGCGCTGGTTGAGCAAGGTGGCTCCATCGGCAGCTTGGCGGGCGGATTCCTCGATCTTTTTCAGCGCATCGGCCAGCTTTTCATTGCCCGGGGCGGCCTCTACCAACTCGCGGGCCTGAGCCGCCAGCGTGGCCAGTTGATTGGCGCTATCCCGGCGGGCTGCTGCAAGGCGCCGCAGGGAGTCCAGTTCACTGATGGCGCCCGTCTCACGCAGAGTCTTGATCTGCTCTTCGATCGCACGAAGTTCGCTTTGTCCCCGCGCGGCCTGCTCAGCTAGATCCTTCATCGTCTCGCCAGGGAGTCT